GAAAAAGCCACGAAAGAAGAAGCAGAAAAGAGAGCCTCAAACAACGAAGCAGTGCGATAACTGCTGCAAGGAGCTGAGCAGAACTTGCTCAAGGTCAGTTAATTCTGGGATATGCGCTTTGGGGCTGGGATTGTTGTAAAGTTTTGCGTGGGCAGTGATGCAGGTGAGACGTGCTACTATTTCTGTTCTAAAACTTGCAAAGAAGAGTTCGAGAAAAAGCATACCTAATGCAAGTTAGCACGCTGTTTTGTCGCCGACCTCCGCGTTCTCTCAAGAAAAACTTGAAGTGGAGAAAGCGCCTTCTGTCAAAGGTTCACGAGAACCCGGAATTGATAGAAGTCGTTCGTGCGGCTTGCGCAAAAGATCCGCTATTCTTTATCTTGGCGTTTGTGTGGACATTCGATCCACGCAATGAAGGCGTCAAGAGTATACCGTTTGTTTTGTACCAGTTTCAGGATGAGGCTATCCTGGACATTATGGCCGCAATTGGCGACCATGATCTTCTGATTGAGAAATCGCGCGACATGGGCGCGAGCTGGATTAACATTGCGGTTTTTGTTTGGTGTTTTTTGTATGTGGAAGGTTTCTCCGGGCTTGTTGTGTCTCGCGTTGAAGAGTATGTAGACAAGCCCGGAAACCCAAAGGCGCTATTCTGGAAACTCGACTTCATTCTGAATCACCTTCCATCGTGGTTGCTCCCAAAGGGATTCAGTTGGAAAGAGCACCGATGCAAGATGCACATCGAGAATCCAGAAAACGGCGCTGTCATCGACGGCGAAAGCACCACGGGAAACGTGGCTCGCGGAGATCGCCGAACCGCAATTCTATTGGACGAATTTGCGGCGGTTCCCGAGGGGTACAGCGTTCTCTCTTCCACTCGTGACGCTACAAATTGTCGTCTGTTCAATTCGACTCCAGCCGGTGTAGGCAACGCATTCTTTGATGTTCGGCAGACTCGAATCAAACGGATTCGTCTGCATTGGTCGCGCCATCCAGTAAAGTCAATCGGCCTCTACACGACGGGCGAGGATGGGACCCTCCGTATATTGGACCGCGCAGGCTATCCAGAAAACTATGAACCAATACTCGACGGAAAAGTTCGCAGTCCATGGTATGACCGTGAATGCGAGCGCGCTTCAAGCACTCGTGAAATATCCCAAGAGCTGGACATTGATTATCTTGGTTCTGGATCTCAGTATTTCAATCAAGCCGCGATTATTGAGCAGACCAAGAAGAACGC